CTTATGAAATCCCTGCAATTCTCAAATACATACATCATTGGGTAGCCGTTTTCATCAAACTGTAGTCTGTAATGTAACTGCATCCATCCGGCTATTCGCTTATTATCGCCACGCTCAAAGAATATCCTGTATTTTTCTGCTGTTTCTGCCACGCTCTCTCCTCTTGACGTGTCCCATATTGCAGGGTCGGCCACACCTTCAATCTTCTTTCCCTTAAGCCACGGATGTTCATCCTCCATTCTTGCTATCTCCCTGAACTGTTGGTCTGCCGTAATCTTCAATCCCACATTTTCCTCGCCTTTTCTACAACCATAATATTCAAGTATTCTGTACATACATCCGTTATGGTCCACTGCCCACCAACCACAGCTAAAAGGCTTTGCATATCCAAAGTCATAACTTCTGTATATCTTCCAGCTCTTTGGCGGTGTAAACGGCTTAATGACGTGAGTCCACTGTCTGCTCTCATATCCTTCAGGATTATCCTTGAACTCCTCAAACACCTGTCCCTCGAACACGTCCCACGAACCTTCAAGCCAAGCCTTTCTTCTTGCAGGTGGTAACGCTTCGAGCTGTGCTATGTAGTCGGGCTGATATTTCATAAGTACTTTGTTATCTTTGACCCCTGCCTGAATAAATTCATAATCATTGGGATTTTCACCTGGATTGTAACTTTTCGTGATGAATATGCGCTTAATGTATGCATGTCCTCTGCCTCCGGGATTGCAAGTGTAATAAATTCTTTTTGGAAAGTTGTTTACACCTCTGCAACAGGCTACTATGTCCTTCATTTGTGATTCTAAGAGCTGTGTAGCTTCATCAATGAATATCACATCATACTCCGAACCCTGCAATGCATCTGTATCTGATTCTTTGTCGCAATATTGAAATTTGATTGTCGAACCATTCCAGAAAGTAAATTCCATTTCAGTTTTATTGAATTTAACTAATTTCTTTTTCATTAATTCTGCGTATGTTACCTTTAAAGGTTTAACGTGGTTAGACATAAGCTCTGCATATGTTCTTCTGACTATTAGCTGACGTATTCCTGCATATTTCGCAGCCAATATTGTAGCTTTTGCTCTTACGGCCCAACTTTTACCTCCGCCACGTGCTCCACCATATCCGACATTCTTTGCCTTTGCCTTTAAGAATTTATCTTGTTTGGGATTTGGCTTTCCCAGTTTAACTTTGACATTAGACATCATATCCTTCTCCATCTCCGAGAATTATTTCAATTGACTTTCCTTCGTTATCTTCATTTCCCTGCTTCATAAGCTCTCCAACTGCTGCAATGTCCTTTAAGCAGGTTGTAATGTCCCTAAGTGCCCTTGTATCAACTTTCTTGTAAACCTTTTCTTGTGTTATCTTGTTGCTCATTACAATGTGCCGATTGAATTGCTTATCATCTTCGAACGCTTTTCCAATGACTTTCAACACCTTGTTTGCGTTGGTAATTACGTCTGCCAATTCGTCTGCTTTTTCGGTGGAAATTCTGTTGATGGTTTTTTTCAATGTTTTGTCCCTTACTTGTACCCTAAGCTGTCCCCACCCTTCCTTTCTTCCTGCTGCAGCTATTTTCTTTAGCGGATATTTATACTTCTCGGCGAGCTTTCGATATGAAGTTTTGGGGTCAGAAATATATTCAGTCTTTATAAGACTTAATATATCCTCCGAATTTTTCTGTTTCTTTTTTGCCATTGCCACACCTTCCTTCAATAAAAAATTTTACATAAAAAAATCAGGGGAATTCTACTCCCCCTGACAAGGTTAATTTTTTTTGTTATTTTTTTATTGAATTGTGTACTCAAATAAGACCGCATTTCTACTATTGCCACTTTTAGGCATAATCCGGTCTTTTCCTTGTGATTATTCATACTTGCTTTCCATTATCATTCTGTATATTTCACAGTTCTTGTAACGGTCCCCACAGAATATCTCCAACTGCTTGTCTCTGTTAACATTGCTTCCAAAGGTTTGGATTAATGACAGACAATCATCATAGGGACCTTCACATACGATTTTTTGTTTTTCCTTTCTTCGGTAAAACGGACACTTCGCCACTATCGTGTCCTCGTAATGGTTTTTTCTGTCTTTCATTCCTTTTTCCTTTCTCTGGGATTTTGGTTAATCGGTAACTCTGATATTCATAACCTGTTGCAGAACTTACTCCGTTAACAAGGCTGTCTGCTTCAAGAATGTAACCCTTTGGTATCTTAGGCTCTTTCCTAAATTCGTTAGCCTTAATGATTTCAACTCTTGGTTCAGGCTTTTCAAGATTTCGTGAGCAGGTGTATCTAAGCTTACAGTCAGGGTCTTCCCTGAAAGTCTTGTCAGTTTCCTTGATTAAATATTCTGCAAGAGTGGCAACATCATCATCAACATACAAAAGAGTAAAGTTAGCCTGTCCGTGTGGCCATTGCTTTCCAACAAGCTTAATGAGGTTTGGACTGTCATTGATTATGATGTGGTGATGTATGGCCTTGTTCTCATATTCTGTCACAAGAATGTATTTAAGCTCCACGCCTTCCTTGCTCAACCAGTACTTCATTCTGCGTAGAAAGTTGTTAACGTATCTCTTGGCCAATGCTCTGTCCGGTCTGTCATCTTTTCTGTATGTCAAGGTCATGTGCCAGCCTGACTGAAAGTTAAGCTTAATCAGTCTTCTAAGATTATCAGCACATTTCTTTCTGTTATGCTTCTTCATGGCTTCCGGGGAAGGGTTAGTCTTTGCGTTATGCTTCATTCCCTTTTTCCCAAAACGTGCACTGTACATTTTTTCAACCTCTATTGAATTTTTAAACTGATATGTTTTCTTGATGTACATTAATCCTACTCCCTGATTTCTTATCTTTCGTCATAACTATAATATGAATATCAAGTTATGAACGTGGCCACTTGGACCACGTTTTCTAACTCTTATTTAGCTTTACATTTCTAGTAGTTTATCTTGATGATTTCCTTTGTCTCAACATTGATTGCCTTAAAGAAATCCTCATTTTTCTTTTCTCTTACAATCCCAAACTTCATAGGATCATATCCATTCTTAACCAAAAGTATTTTTTGCTCCCTTGTCGGTTTTCTCGGCTGTTTCATCGCTCTATCCTTTCCTATTAATAAAATCCATTCGACTGCAATTAGAAATATCCATACAAACATTAATACGATATTTAATTCTTTCAACATCATTAATCTCCTATATGTTTACTTCGTTGTTATATGTTTCGGTGCATTTGATTTTAATCTCGCCTTTAGTGTTTTTTGAAATCTTTATCTTCATCTGCATTCCAGTGTTAATCGTTACATCTGCTATCTCATCTCTTGCTACCATTCCAACAACATTCTTGCTAAGCTCTGCTGCCTTTGGGTATCTTTCAAGAAGTAATCCGTCTATCTTCCTTTCAGCATTGCTTATTTTCTGATAAAGCCTTGCTTCATCACAGGTACACATCATTGTTGCAACCTGATTCAACTCTTCCTCTGTTGTTCCAATGGGTTCCATAATCTGCTGTGTCTGGCCACAGTAGACACAAGCTCCTATGTATGTCTCACTCATAACTTAGCTCCCTTCTCAATCTCCTTGTTATTTCCTTTTCTTCATTAAGCTTTTTCGCCAACTCTGAATATTCCTTATCCATCTCTCTTATCTGGTCCGGTGTTAATCCTGTGGCTCTGTATTCCTGCAGTTCCTTAATGTCTGCTGCAATTTCGTCCTGCAATTCCTTAAACCCCATTTCAATTCTCCTTAGTTTATTATTTGTTTCAGCCACAAAGCCACAGCCTTTTCCGACCTTAGTTGATTCAACCAAGTCTTCCAACTTTTGAACAAAAGCCTCTGGCCAGTTAATGCTTGCATTCTTAATCAATTCCTCACAAAATGAATCTACATTTATGTCGTTTTCGTATAGCATTACATGCACCTCCAAACAGGAAGCTTATATGTTCTCCCTGCACTTGATGTTCTTTCCGGTCGAACAGAATCAACAACCTTTAACCTTTTCTGCATTCTGACTATTTTTTGATGGTCAATCACCGCCTGTCTCTTTTTTGTTAATTCCTTGTCTGACTTTACTGCTTTCCAGTTTTTCTTCATGGTCTTGCCTTGTCTGGCAGACAATGTAACGTATTCATAATTCAAGTCAAGCTTCTTGGCTATCATCTTGGCTGTATACGTTCCAATGTATTTTTCCTTAAAAAACAAATCATAATTAATCGTTCTGCTCACTTTTCAATTCCTCTATTAACTTTCTTCTTGCATTTATGTCCTAGTGATAGTTTGGTGTCAGCATCATAACTAATCACGTCCACCGCCTTTCACTATCTCAATTGCATTTTCAATACCCCAAGCTCTTTCATCAAATTGTTTTATTCTTTCAGTTTCATCAAAGAAGTTTGCACCTTTTCTTCTCTCTATTCGTTCATCGTATTCTTTAACTTTATCTTCCAACTGCTCTATCACCTTGTCTATGTCATAAGCTGTTGGCACTTCATCTAAAGTTTCAACTATTGTTTCAACACTTAACTCAACCATATCCGGCATTAAAGAAGTAGCTTGTCCTTGTGCCACCGCTTTAATCTCCTTTTCGAATAAGTCTGCATCTATTAATCGCATTTTAAACACCTGCCTTTATCTTTGCCCCGCAATTAGGACAATACTTAAATACATACTCTGAATGTATTTCATCAGCAAACTGCTCAAGTATTTTAATTTTGTGTATCATTTAATTCCACCG